CTCACGGGGGATACTTTTATCGGGTAGTTCCCGATTGTTATTATCATGATGCATTCGATACGACCTGTATCGGGCAGCATCACTTCTCATCGAGTGGGCGCCTCCCGGCGTCGATGATAACAGATTCAGGGGTGATCCCCCTGAATAACTCCTCTTCCTTCGGGAATAGGTTCGTACCTGGTTGATTACCAGGGTCAAGTTGGACACCTAAGGTGGGTTGGTTACCCAGACCATGCTGGCCCTCTTAGAGAGGAGGGTTTATCACATGGTAGCGCCTATTATAGGCCCCTTAGTCGCTGAGCAGTCACTGCCCATAGCGATAGGACGTTTCGATCGGGTGGAAAGGTATAAGCAGAAGAGGCCTCACAACCTCCCATTGCCTTACCTAAAAGTGCTCCTTGTCACCAAGGAGCGCTGGGTCCATCCGATGTACGAAGACGGTAGTGTTCCGCAGTATACTTATCCGGGGAATTGGAATCCGCGAACGCGGTACGCCATGACCCCAGATTTCTACAGCGGATTGGACGTGTTTACTAACAAGTTGCTCGTCCAGACAACGAACGATGCCTATGCGAAGTTCCTCAGCAAGCTGGGGAGTGAAGCTTCGTTAGGTGTAACCCTTGCGGAGAGAAAGCAAACAATGGCTATGCTCGCTACGCGCGCATCGCAATTGCTAGATTTCTGCCGCTTGTTACGGAGGGGCGATATCCCCGGGGCCGCAAGGACCCTCGGTTGGACCGCCACTCGGACCGGAAGTAAGACGAAGTCCGCGCTCTGGCATCTGTCAAAGCGTGGTGTACCGAAGAAGGAATCAGTACGAATTCGAAAAGGTGGAAAGTCGTTCGCGAACAACTACCTCGAATTTCACTTCGGCTGGTCCCCCCTCATTGGGGACATTTACTCAGCTACCGAGGTCTTGTGTGAGCCCATAAAGCCCACGCGAGTTATCGGCACGGCTCGGCGCAACGATGAGTTCTTCTACGATGACGACGTCTATTATGGACTAGTCAGAGCGCAGACGAAACACAGAGTTAAGTGCCTTGTACGTGTGCAAGCTGATGTTGCGGTTACAAACCCCAACCTCCGCCTGCTTAGCCAAATGGGTCTCATCAACCCTGCTGTCGTCGCTTGGGAACTTGTTCCCTTCTCCTTTGTCGTTGATTGGTTTGTTAACGTCTCGGACTTTCTAGGGCAGTTTACTGCACTAGCCGGTCTGGATGTTATAAACCCACAGCGATCCTACAAATGGATCGACGAAGCGTCCATGCGCGAGTTTAACACCAGGTTCTTCAATGCTTTTGGACAAAACCATCAGCCCGGAGACCGAATTAGGTGTGAGTCTTACGCATTCTCTACCAGGCGTACGCTTGGTTTGCCAGCTGTGAAGCTGACTACGCGGTCCCCATGGGACCTATCCCCGCGCCGTGCCCTTGCTGCCGTGAGCTTGCTCATACAGAAAGGAATCGGACACAAACCCAAGAGACACCTTCAGATTTCCTGAAAGCTCTTAACTCCTTTTAAAGGGAACATTATGCCGAATATGGCAAACATTGTTGTCAAGAAGAATGACAACACGACCGATGTCACTTACGTCGCGAAGACGCCGGCCGGTGGTGACGGGATTCCTGCGATCTGGCGGAACGAATCCGTTGGGAACGCACCCGCGCACTTTCCGGAACTGCGTCTGAGCAGCCGTGATGCGAGCAACGGTGGGAAGCGTCATATGCGGGGCACTTACGTGTACCCGCAGATTGTGACTAACTCCACGACCGCTTTGACTCAAGTTGTCGACAAGGCCGAGGCCGATTTCAACGTGAAATTCCCTCGCGGGATGTCACAGGTGAATATCGACGAGTTCGTGTCGCAATTTGCTAACCTGATTCGTGCGGAGCTCATTAAAGACTCCAACAAGTCCGGTTTCGCCCCAACCTAATAAGTTAGGGTAGTCAAAATGGTCAACGCCTTGACTCCTCAGGTGCAAGACGTAATCCTATCCTTTATGGAAGGATTAAATTGTCCTCGGAGCCTATCAGTAGCGATACTGATAAAGCATCGGGAGTGGGATCAGATAACCTCGTTAGAGGCTGAGCCCAAGCACTATCTCACGTCGGAAGACTACTTCGGCGCTATCGCAGCTACGGAATTACTCCGCAAGTACGATGGTTTTTCCTTAGATGTCGATCCGGAAGCCGCCGCCATTGAGAAATGGTGGTGGGCAGAGCGTGAGTGTTATCGCTCAAATGAGCGGTTGAGTCCTTTGTTATATGGCGGGTCTATTGACTCCACCGTTGACGAAGCGCTGTACTCCTTTGTGGAGTCCGTGCGTAAAATGGCTGAACTTCTTATTGGCGACAGACCGCCTACTACCTGGGAAGGTAGATTCGGTCCAGGTGCTACAATGAGTGACTCAAGTCGGGCATGTACCATACCTGATAAGATGTCATCACTGCCAACCCTTACGCCTAATGCACTCTTCCACCTAGTACCTTGGACAGGTACGCAGTGGTCGACGGCTTGCGCCGCATTAGGGAATTCACCGTCCGTCGTTCGCGGAAACGCGTTCTTTTCGGTTCCAAAGACTTCACGTACTCGACGTGGATGTGCTAAGGAACCATCTCTGAACGGGTTTTATCAGCTCGGCCTAGGCCGTGTACTGAAAGCTCGCCTCAAGAGGAAAGGTATTGACCTTTCGGAAGGGCAAGGTGTTCACAGGCAGGTTGCCTGCGCTGCTTCTATAAGCGGCGACTTTGTTACGATTGACCTGAGTTCAGCCAGCGATACCGTTTGTACTAATCTCGTAAAGTTAGTACTCCCCCATAGGTGGCACTCTGTGCTAGACAGCCTACGTTCTCCCTATACGAAGATAGAGGGAAAGTGGGTCCGTCTCGAGAAATTCTCGTCCATGGGTAACGGGTTCACGTTCGAGCTTGAAACCACCCTTTTCAGTGCGATTTGCATGGCCTGTATGCGCGGTTCTGCCCTACCCGGGAAGAACTTGTTCGTATACGGCGATGACATAATCGTGCCTAAGGAGTTCAGCAACGATGTGATTTCGGCCTTGAAATTCTTTGGGTTTACTCCAAACTTAAAGAAAACCTTCACAGAAGGTGTTTTCAGGGAAAGCTGCGGCGGGGACTTCTTCGATGGTGTGAGTGTTCGCGCTCACTACCTAACAGGAGATCCCTATGAACCGCAGCACATCATCGCCCTTGCTAACGGGATTAGGAGACTGGCTTATCAAGACAGTCGTCCTAACGATCGTTGGCTCCGTTTGCGCCGTTCTTGGTTTAAGTGCTTGGATTTACTTCCAAGCCTTATCCGGGATTGTCGAGGTCCACAAGACCTTGGCGATCTCGTCATCCATGACGACGAACAACGGTGGGCGACACGCTGGCGCGCCAACTGCATCCGATACATCAAAGTCTACCGACCCGCTCGTTACAGAGTAGTGAGGTGGTCTGGGTTCGCCCATGATGTACAGATGGCAGCGGCACTCTATCTTGCCGGCTCAGGGCCTAAGTCGTTCGTACGAGTTAAACCTCGCACGACTATCGAAGCGGAAGATCCTCGTGGTCTTCTGCCTAGAGACGCGGTCCAGGGCTACAAGATAGGTTGGGTACCATTCTCGTGAGAGAGCGG